CAAGGGTGGCTCGAACACTATCAAGAAGGCTAATGACCTTGTAGATGCCGCTAAGAACGCTGCCGCCGCCGCCGCTGAGGCCGCCTCCAGCGCCTACTATGCGGCCGGCGTGAAGAACGCTGAGGACCAGCTGGCCGGCTACAGCAACACCATGACCAAGGGCTCGCCGTCGGTTGCCAAGTCGGCTCCGACCGTGACTAGCTCGGCAGTGGCTGACAAGATTGCGGCCTCTATCCCGGGTGCGAGTGCGCTGCCTAACGGTGGCACCACCATCGTCTACAACGCCGCTAAGAACGATTCCATCTCGTCGGAGCAGAAGCTTGTGGACGCTGTAACCCGTGCCAGCGTCCTGGCTCGTATCGGAGGACTGTAAACAATGGCGAACCTGACCATTACTCTTACCGGAGCCAACGGCGACACCATCACCTTTGATGACATCAACTACATCCTCACCGATGGCTTGAAGGGTTTCGGCATCCCAGCCACCACCCTACGCATCCAGCCCTCGGCTGTAGACGGTGGAGTGTTCCGACACACCAAGCGTGGCATCCGTGAAGTGGACTTGCCTGTCGTCACCATCGGCTCTAGCCGTGAAGACACTGAAGCCAAGCTGCGACGCCTCGGCAATGCATTGAACAACTACAATGGTGCCGCCGTGCTCACAGCCACTTACCCTGACGGCTCGGCTTTCTACCTGACTGTCTACTACGCCGGTGGTGGAGAGACCGTGTTCGGTCAGCAAGCCGGTAGCACTTACGCCCAGTGGGTCATCTCGCTCCAGGCTGCTAACCCATTCTGGACGAGCGCCACGGCGCAGACCTTCAAGGTCACCCAGTCGGGCACCGGCCGAGGTCTGCTGCCTAAGCTCGCCAACTTGAAGCTCACTTCAACGGCGGCTATCGGTACCGTGATTATCAACAACGCTATCGGCGACGTGCCGTCCTATCCGGTCTGGAAAGCTTATGGCCCGATGGACTCACTGACCATCAACAACGGCTCGGTGGGCTTCGTCTACAACTCGCCGATTACCGCTGGCGATGTTGTCACAATCGACACTTATGCTGGAACCGTAACCAACTTGGCCGGTACTAACGTTTACTCAAACCTGAGTTCTGCACCAAAGTTCTTCACCATTCCGCCAGGCACTTCCACGGCGAACATTTACGGCGCAAACGTTACTTCCGCTACCCAAATCTCCTGCACTTACTATCCACGCCGAGAGGTACTGCACTAGCCATGAAGGTAGATGACCTGCTTGTCGAGGTACGTGATGCCAACTACAACCGTGTTGGTCTAATCACAAGCCAATACCTTGTCGGGTTCACCTGCGTGTTGCGTTATAACGCAATTGGTACATGGAGTCTGAGCATCCCCTCGGACCACCCGTTGCAGTCCGCTCTGACCACGCCGGGTGCCGGCATCGTCGTGACACTCCTGGGGCAGACGCTCTTCAGTGGACCGGTGACTTGGATTCAAACTATCCAGACCATCGACATCCCTGAGGGCGTCACTCAGGTGACGGGTCTCGATGACTCGGTGCTGCTTCGTGACCGCCTTGCCTACCCGACGCCAAGCACGGCCGACGTCACTTTGCAAACCTCGGCTTACGACATCCGCACGGGTGCCGCCGAGACGGTAATAAAGCAATACGTAAACTACAACATGGGCTCACTAGCGCCAACCGCTCGCAAGATTACTAAGCTAGACACTGAGACTGACTACGGTCGTGGAGCCACCGTGAAGGGCTCGGCTCGCTTCGACATCCTTTACGAGCTGTTGCAACAGATGGCTGATGCTTCCCTCCAAGGCGGCACCGCTCTCGGCTTCGAGATTGTGCAGGTAGGCACTCGCCTTCAGTTTGGTGTCTACGCCCCGGTGGACCGCTCCAAGACGGTGCGTCTAGACATCTTCAACAACCGTGTCACCGAGACCACGTACTCGCTTGGCCAGCCTAAGACCACTCGTGCAATCGTGGGCGGTCAGGGTGATGCAGCTGCTCGCACGTTCCTCGAACGCTCCAGCACCACTTCACTGGCCGCTGAGACGGCGTGGGGGCGACGTATCGAGACGTTTGTAGATTCACGTGATACCGCTGACTCGACGGCTCTAGCGACCGCTGGCGACGCCGTACTCGGCACTGATGGCAAGTCGCAAATCACGGCTAACGTCAAACCGACCGACGACTCCACCATGCTGTTTGGCCAGGACTGGTATCTGGGCGACACCGTGACCGTGGTCGTGGGTAGCTACGAGCTGTCTGCCGTGGTTACTGAAATGGGTATTAGCGTCCAGGAGGATGGTGTCCGACTTTACGGCACCGTGGGCGAGCCGAAGACAAACACTTACGAGCGTCAGATTCTAGCTGTCCAAGAGCAGCTGACTTCTCGCCTAAACAATCTGGAAAAATACAAGTAAGGACTAGCCGTGGCAGAAACTTATTGGCCGTTTGCGAACATCGACACCACCACAACCCAGTTTTCGCAGTGGTCTCGCAACATCGGTGAGGGCGTCAAGGGCTCCTTCAACACCACTGATTTGAAGGTGACCGCACCTGGTACTGGTATGACCGTGAGCGTTGCGGCTGGTCAGGCTCTCGTGCGTGGCCACTACTACTACAACACTTCAGCAGCGACCCTAAACATTTCGACCGCTAACGCAACCAACCCTCGTATCGACGCCATCGTCATCAACTTGGACCCAAGCGTAAACAGCGCCGTGCTGACCGTGGTGGCTGGTACTCCAGCAGCGAGCCCGGTAGCACCGACTCTGACCCAGACCGATGCCGCCGTTTACCAGTTCCTCCTGGCGACCGTCCTCGTGCCAGCTGCCGCATCGACTATCGCATCCGGCAACGTCACCGACGCTCGCACCTTCTTGGGTCAGGGATGGTTCTCGACTCCGGTCCAGGACAAGTCCGCTAACTACACCGTTGTGGCCGGCGACAAGTTCACCACCATCCGCTCGACCAGCTCGGCCATCACCGTCACCATCAACAACGTGCTGAACGTGGGTGACCGCATCGACTTCATTCAGGACGGTACTGGTCAGATTACTTTCTCGGCTGGCTCGGGCGTGACTCTTCAGGCTTTCGGTTCGGCGACTAAGACGGCCGGCCAGTATGCAGCTGCAACGGTGGAGTGCGTGGCCTCCGGCCAGTACCGCCTGATTGGAAACATCGCCTAATGTCTCTCATCCCTCTTGGCTTTTTCGGCACTGCTGCCAGTGCCACGATGGAGTTGATTGGCACATCCACGCTCGCTGCAACCGGCAACGTGACGTTCGGTAGCATCCCTCAGGGATACAAGCACCTCCAGATTCGTGGCATGGCTCGTGACGCTGGCGCTACCTCGGGCGGTATTGGCGTCTTCATGCGCCTAAATGGCGTGACCACTACCAACTACTCGTGGCACTCGCTTGTCGGCACTACAGCACCGCCATCTTCTAATGCCACTCCAAGCACGACGGCGATAAACGTCGGTTATGCGTCGGGTAACGGCGGCAACTACAACGCATTTAGCGCCTTTGTGATTGACTTGTATGACTACACGAACAGTAACACCAACAAGACGGTCCGTAGCCTGACTGGTATCTCTAGCGGCTACTCATCTATCAACCTTCACTCTGGTCTCTATTACTCAACTGGCGCTGTTACCCAGATTGATTTGTACACCTCAAACGGCATGTTGTCCGGCACTCGCTGGAGCTTGTACGGCGTGAAAGGATAGTAATGGCTAACGCATGGACTCCTATTGCTAGCACAACGCTTGCGAGCGCCCAGGCTTCCGTAACATTTACCGTCCCTAGCGGCTATCGAGACGTTGTCATCGTCATGACCGGAAACCAAACTGCAAACACCTCCGTCTACGTCACGTTCAACGGCGACACGGCTACCAGCTACTCGTGGAGTCGTATGTACGGCGACGGAACGAATGCTGCCTCAAGTGCTAATAGCTCTTCTGCTTTTGCCTATCCAGGTGACGTCGGTCCAGGGTATAGTCTGATTACCATGGTGCTAAATGACTATGG